TCCCAATCTACAAACAGCATCTACTGTTGAACTTTTTGTTCCCACTTTAATTGCTATTGCCGAATAAGTTGTTTCTTGAACTACATAAAAGGGTTGATGTTTCAATAGTCCTTTAACCAAATTAACCGTTATAGTAGAATCGGTTAACCATCCTCCATAATCATAATGCCCAGAAAGCGTAGGCGGATTAAGCCTTATAAGCAAACTTGGAGAAGAAACTGGATGAGAGTGTAAAAGCGGTTCTCCTAATAGTTTATCAAAAACTACTCCCATTAGAATGCCTCCTTATAAGCCGAATAAGGCTTGTCTATTTTTCTCATAGCGCCTCCGAATACTGACTATATACCAACAAGCTCCTGTCTGTCCAAGCATCAGAATAACTTGTATAAGTCGGATTGTTTGTCTGGGTAGCATAAGTAATTGAAGTTCCCGAAGAAGTATCAATTTTCTGAATTACCCACACTCCATCTTTATCTTCCTTACCCACATAAGTTAAGGTTGAAGAGGCTTCATCAATATTGTTTGTGCCATAAGGTTTGGTATTAGCAATAATATCATCTTGTTTGGCAGAAGTAGCAATTCCCGCAAGAAGGTCAATGTTTTTTTGTGTTGGTGTTCCTATTCCTGCCATTTTAACCTCCTATCGCATCGTTTGAAATTTCTAAGACTCTAACATTGGCGGTTCCAGAATTGACAATCCCATAGAGGGTCATTTTGGCACCAGCATCAAAAGGCGGTGAATAAGAAGAAGCCTCAAGGGGCAAACCGCTGGAAGCAGTCACGCTACTTCCGCCTAGGTAGATAGTTGAGGAAGAATTATTATAAACAATCAATGCTCGCCTGTTTTCTAATGGAGTTGTTGGTAGGGCAGTAGGGGTTGTAGTTATGGTTACCGCCGTTGTCTTAAAGTCTCCCCTCAGCGGGTTTATATTTATGTTAGTAACTGGCTGGGGGACTTTCTGAGGAGGCCAGTTATTGATAGAGATTGACTCTGGCAATTCTGGCTTGGGGATTTTGTTTGGTAATTCCTTGATAGCTTGGTTAAGCTCTTTCAAGGAATCAAGTATTTTTTCTGCTTGTGCTATCTTAACCTCTTTTGGATATGCAGGAACCTTAACTTCTGGTATTTTCGGAAAAGGAGGAATCTCAACCCGAAAATTCCTCAAGGCATTATTGATGGAATCGAGAATACTCGTCATCTTCTCGAAGTCATAAATCTCAGGCAATTTACTAACATTGACATCTCCGGTTATCTTCTGGATTTTTGGAGGCTCTGGAAATTTTAAGCCTGCGATTAACGCTGCAATCTTTTGAAGGGAAGTTGTCAGTTTAGACATTTCCTTACCATATTCTGGACCCTGCTCTGAGATTTTATCCGCAAACCTTTGTAAAGAAGTACCCAGCTGGGTAATCTCTTCCACATACCTCGCTTCTTGGTGCGATAATATTTCTTTCAGTTTTTCTAAAGACTCTACTAGTTCCTTAGATTTTCTATCGAAGGCTCTAGTCTGGACAAGAATCTCTCCTAAAATCCCCGCCAAACCATCAAGTTGCCTGTTGATTTTGATGGAGGGCTGGTAAAAGAGGCGCTCGTTTTCTATGCGCACTCGGAAGATTTCCTTTCGGACTAAAGAATTGGCCAAATTACTAAAGAATTCCTTCAGGTCGGAAACGACCCCCAAGACAAAATTGCGTTCTCTGATTTTTTCTTTTCCTAAAAATACCGGCATATTCCTCTTTACCTTAAGGCCAAAATATATAAAGTTCCAGAACCAGAAACCCCTAAAGCAGAAACCCTGGTAAATTCCACAGGAAACTCAACCACGGCATTGGCCGGCAACATAAAATCATCACTATTTGCCGGCCTATCAAAAGCAATATGAACGCTTGCGGTCGTCGATAAAACCACCCACTTGGCTTTAGCCTCAAAATTAGCCTCTTTAGCAGACGACGCATTAAAAGAAATACTTTCCGACTCAGCGGCAATACTTGCACTTGCTGGTGGTGCCATACTTACTCACCTCCTTATCTACTTCCTTGCTCCTCCTATATATAAAGTACCGCTTTCTTTATCTCCAATTACCGAAACCCAGACACAAGTCAAACTAAAATCCTTGATTCCATCTGTCGGTTTTAGCAGAAACCCGCTCTCTTTACCCGCTTCCTGGTCGAAATCAATAAAACAATCGGCCGTAGTTCGCAAATAGACCTTATCGACTTGGGCGTCGAACCTGACCATGACGGGCGTCTGAGCATTAAAGTTAATTTTCTGTGTCTCAAAACTCTCGTCAACTGCCATCTTTTTCTCCTTTCAATTCATAGATTTCATGGACTCCATTATTGACCGTCTTTCTTTCCCAAGACTTGAGCCTTAAATGTTTTGCTTTCATCCCTTCAATAGGCACTATCTTTATTCCTTTGCTCTTCAAGTATAGCCCAAACAAGACGTCATGTCCACCGTATTTGTTTGGTGTGTCTATTTCTCTGAACTCAAACTTTTCCTCGTCGGTAATCAGCAATGACTTGTCAGTCCGAAACCACGGCCTTGGCATCTCCTCGAACACTTTCCTTGGCACCATCATACACCCCATCGAACTCCATAAAACCTCGCCGTTCTTCTCGACATAGCTTGTTTTCGACCCCTCAAGTGGATAGTCAATAACAAGGACCCTGTCTTCCCTCGCCATCTCCATCATCCGCCTCAATCCCCCTTCAGGAATAACAACATCTTCTTCCACAAATAGGATATAGTCGCAACTCGTTTTCAGCGCCTTCTCTACGCATGTATTATGTGAATCTGGAATAGGCAACCCCGAAACGATAATTATCTTGTTTGTTATCCCTTTTATTTCCTTTAAAATAGCTTCAATTGTTTGGGCAAAAATAAGTCCCCTAGTCGGTAAACAAACGGCGATTTTCATTGTTTTGCCTCCTTAATCTTTCATCCTTAACTTTTATCCCTTGTCTTCCTTGCAAAACCGTTCCGTCCGGCATTAACGTCCTTGACTTGATTTTCTCCCGCCATGTCCACCTATTAAACTTGCCTAAAGGATAGCATTTCTCACAGAGCCACTTGTCTCCGACAAAGAAAAGCCTAAAGGCTTTCTCTCCACATTGGTCGCAAATGCTCATACTCTGAACTTCCTCCTTATGATATCTGCGATTATCCTGCTTCTTCCTGATGCAGGTGGCGCCATCGGTGCTTCCGTCGTTTCCAGCATCTCTGGCGGTGCGGTCGGTATAGTTGGTGCTTTCTCTTCTTCTTTTGAAACGGACTCTACGTCAATTACCAGCGACCCGTCGTCTTTGACGTCGGAAACTGTCCCTTTCAAGACCAATGAAACATGGTCCCCTTCTGCAAGTCCCTCACCTACTTCCCCAGCGTCTACCATAAAAGTCCTCTTAGGTTCTTCCTCTTCCAATTCGGCCATAGTAGGAAGTCCCTCTTCCTCTCTACCTTTCCTTTTTCCTTTAGTCTTCGGGAAATCTTTCAAGCTGCCATGGATTCTCTCATGGCGTCTTTTTCTTCCTTCTTCTATTCTTGGTTTTCCTTCAGGCATTTTTCTCACCCCCTTTTTTACCTGGCGGGCGGAATAAGGAGTGACCTTAACCGCCCTGGAACGCAAGTAGGACTTTAAGAGCGGATTTCAACTCCGAAATCGCCCCGCAAAGTCGCTACTCCGTAGATGACATCGACCGTGACCAGCCACGCCAAGTCTTTCTGCCAGTATGAGGCTTGGGTCCTTGGTGCCTGCTGGAGAGCCAACGCCCATGCTTCCTTATGAATAAGGATGTTATGGGTCTGTGTTGGTGACCCTGCGGTGGTTGGAACCTGTGTGGTGTAATATACAGGAACTCCATAAATCTCACCCCAGAGGTACCTATTATTTGGCCCCCTAACTACCGGTGTCGGCTGTTGGTATTGGCCGAGATAGTCGGCCTTTACGAACTTATCAAGCTTCATGATGGCAGCCTTCTGCGATGGCTTGAGAATCATTGCTCTGTCCTCAATTGGCGCATTGGCCTCATCCAAAGCTTGAATGGCCGCCACGATAGTCGCATCACTGATGTCAGTCCCGTACGTCCCTACATCGGTATTGGTGAAGCCGGTGTAGAGGCTAAGCAGGTCGGAATCGACTGCTTGTGCGATGGCGTAGCCAGCCTTCTCGGTATACTCAGCCATCAGGTCGTAATTAGACTGGACCTTCACAATATCTTCAATCTCGAAGGATGCCTCCTTCCATTTGTTGATATTGATGGTTACCTCAGTCTCTGAGATGGCTTGAGTGGTAACCTCTGTATTGGCGGTCTTGTCATTTGCCGTGAGGTTTGAAATCTTTGGAATATGAATCGTATCACCACGACTCTTCACCAAAGCATCATACCTCTTGACTAATGGCGCAACCACCAAGGCCGCTTCTGTCGCACGCAAAGTCTCTACCGACCATACCTCAGGGATAAAGACTGCGGCTGTGGTCGTAGTTATGTTCGCCATGCTCTTTTTCCACCCCCTTTCTTGCCATTTTTACTCAGGTAAAAATGGTAAAAAGGAGAGTCTTTATGGAGTCGTCCCTGTTAGTTCACCAAGGACCGGGAGTATCTTGGCTCGGTTCTTCTCCCACCAGATTTTGCCATCTGGTCGAGACAACCGCTCCCTGATGGACTCAACTGATAATGGCTCAGTCTTGCCCTGAGCAGAAGGAGTCGGCTTTTCCGTAAATGACGCCGGTTTTCCTCCTTGCTTCTCCCTTTCCCTGGCGACACGCCAATCAAACAGCTCGTCCTTATATAGGTCTTCATATGCCTTCTCGGGATTGAAAATTCCCGTGTTGCGCATATGCTCCTCTATCTCCTCCCTGTTAAACGCAGGGCGACCATCAGAGCCGTCATAGAGACGCTCCAGCCTAGCATATTCAGCATCCAGGATTATCTGGTCCTGAATAGCCTGGAGGTCATCTTTCGTCACTATGCCAAACCGGCGTAGCGTCTCGATAGCCTCCTTCTGTTCAGGAGTCAGTTCCCCTGGATAAGCTGGCTGCTGGGTTGCGAGCCCAGTAGGCGACGCTGGCGGGACTACCGTTCTCCTGGCTTCTTCAACAGCCAAGGCCTTCTCCTTCCACTCATTGCGTTCCCGAATGAGCTGGCGGATACGGTCTTGGGTGCTGCCCTTCAGGGAACTCCATGCCAACTCTTCCTCGGATGGTTCGGGTTTCCCCTCCCCTTCTCCAGTTCCTTTTCCTGCGGTGGGAGCAGGAGGCGTTTCCTCTTCCTCATCGATGAGCTGGCCAAGTTCGTCCTTGACGTCAGCCATCTTACCTCACCCCCTTTCTACGGCTACTAACGCTTGCGAGGCGGGGCTTTTACGCTTGCCCAAGCGAAATAAAAAGGCACCCAGAAAGGTGCCCGCCTTAAGAGACGAATGAAATGTTCGCCTGCTAAGACGGGCACCCTTCGGTGGTTATAAATCATTCCGTTCAGGCAATCAAGGGAAACAGGAAGTTGGCTTTTATTACACGACCTCTCGACCGTCTTTAGTTCCCTATCCTGTCCCCTCTGATTGCCTGAACATTCAATTTTAAAAGTGCTTACTTAGGCTGATTTGAGTTGGCGCTTGCTGGCGTCTTCCCCAAATCATGCCCTGGTCCTTGGTAAGACTTGCTCTCTACAAAATGACCTCTTTCTTCCTCTGCAGCTTTTACCTTTTCTTTCCCTTCTCCTCCATGAACTCCTTTTGTTTCGGCCTCACTGGACGCACCTAACTTGCGCCCAGGACCTTGATATGAAGGTTCTTCGACAAAATGTGCTGTTGGCATATTATTTCTCACCTCCTTCTTCCTGTTCAGGTTTCCCTTTCTGGTCCAAGCCGAACCTCTCTTTTATGTTCTCCCCAGCCCTCTTCAGGTTGTCAGGGTCCTCTTTATTCGAAAAATTAAGGGCATAATTTAAGTCTGTGTCTTCGTCGGTTTTTATTTTCATTTTTGCTCACCTCTCTTTCTTTTGCCTGCTCGGCCTACTCCTTGCTTTCCATACTCTATCGCCAAAGCCTGCGCAATGGCTTCTTTCTTACTTTTTGGCTTATATGTGGCTCTCGACGTCTTAATCTCACCAGTCCTCTCCCATTCATGCATCATCTTCCTAACCATTGCCCCGATTACTTTCTGTTGTCTTTTGGTTGGTTTTTTCTCTTTCTTTTTAGCCATAGATGCCTGCACCCCCTTCTGCCCCAACTTCTGTTCCTCCTCCTAACAATGCCTTGTGCTGAGCAATGTGATTATTGACAATATCATCTTGCCCTTTCCCAATCGCCTCTTGATGGACCGCCAGATGAACCTGGTGGTCATCTTGAGGCTGAGCCTGGACATCACTCCTCCCTTCAAGCATCATCTCATTCTCAGATAGGGCAAGCTCTTCTTCAGAAACCCCAGGTTCAGTCTGACCGGGCGCTCCCCTCTTTGCCTTCAAAATCTCTTCACTCCTCGTTCTTTCCATTATGGTCTCAATATCTCCAAACTCCAAATGCTCCAGCAATGTCTTCTTGTCAATCACTCCCTCACGGTAAAGCTCTCTTAATAATTGCTGCCTTGACTCTTTCGATGCCGCCAGCCAAGAGCCAATACTCACGTCTATCTCGTTCCTCTCGGCGATGACTGCCAAAGGATATTTCTCTTTCACGATGGTCACTTCCCTCTTCCTTCCTTTCCCCCATTTCTCGCCAATAGCGGAAAAATATTCCGTCTTACCGCCAACCCCAGTGATTTTTATTATCCTTGGCGTATCAAAATGCTGAGCGACAATCTTCAAGACTTTTTTGCCAACTTCAACCAAAAAGTCTTCAAGGTTGTCGACCAAGTCGTCTTGGTTCGTGGCATCAGCCTGCTTTAATTCAGCAACACCAATTCCAGATTTAACGCCTGCTGGAATCCTCCCAAGACTAACATCATGCGCCCCCGAGATATCTTCAAAATAAGCTCTCATCCTATTCACTTGCCCTTCGACCGACGGCGGCAAAGGCTGGAGCGGGAGGGAATGGACATCTGCCCCCCTATTCTTCTCAATTATTGACCCATGTTCGTTGGTTATCGCCCTCACTCCTGCATTCTTATCAACCACTATTCTTCCCTTAGCATAGCGGTAGTTATAGTCAAAAATGGACGACTCCAGGGCGTTGACTACCCGATTGATGACTATAACATGCCTTGCCCAACTCTCCCCGTAAACCTCTAAAGGATTTATGTCTGCCTGATACTGGACGAAAGGAAACTCTGTCTCTTCAGTTAGTTCATCCCTTAATGGGTCGGTCATTTGGTCAACCCAGGTGATGACCCTCATTCTCACATTGCCATCTTCATCCCTCTCTTTGAACCAGCCTTCCTTCAAAATTACCGTCTCGTTCTCTTCCTGCTGATACTGCCCTAAGTACTTCAAGGATTGGAGAAGGAACTGCTTGTATTCTGAGGCGGCAACCCTTGCTTCGCCGGTAGTTATTTGTTCAGTATTCTTGTAGAGGGGATTCCTCTTCACTTCGTCTAATGGCTTCCTGACAGCCTTGATTACATACTCCGCATCAGAAAAAGTCAAGCCGTCAGTGCAGTTTGGGTCTATGTAAAAATCATATGGGTCCATGTTCCAGATATACAAGTTTCCCTTCGTTCCATCGTCGCTAATAATATTATCGTCCCAGCCAATCTGCCAAGGTCCTCCGACAGAAAAAATCAACCCCTGCATAACCGTTTCCTTCACTTTCTTCTTCAGTCTCTCTTTGCGCCAAATCCAGTCAAGAATTTTCTCTGAATAGCGGGCGTTCTGGGCGGCCTCTTCTCCTGCGTGGGCTGGCAAAACTTCCCATTTTGGCCTGAAGGCAGTAACCTGGTTCCTGATTACCCTTATAGCCGCTGCCGTCAAGTTGACGGGAATCCTCGTCACTTGCCGTGAGGCCAGAATAACCGTCCTGTTGGCCGGGTTATAGCGTGAGAACTGATACCCCCGCCTAAATAAGTCTCTGGCCAACCACTCCCAGTCATATCTTCTCCTTGATTCAGAGGCTGCCCTAAAACAATCCTTGGCGTATTGGAGCCTCTTTTGCGACTCGATTTTAAAGGTGCTAGCTAAGTCTTCTTCTAACTCCTCGGTTGGCTTGTATTTCTTCTCTTTATCTTCTTTGCCGATGATTTTTTCTTTTCTAATCGCCATTAGTCTTGAGTAGGTGTGCCATCAGGGAAGATTCTTATCTTCCTCGGCTCCTCTTCTCCCTCAATCTCCAAATTAAACTCCTTCGGTAAAGTAAACGGCCTGGTCTCGTCAAGTGGAATCTCATTCGGTTCCTCCTTGGCAATCGGATTTTTCCCTACAGATTTTTTCTTCTTTCCGCTATAGAATTCAGACAGGTCCCTTGCCTTCAGAAGCTCCTCAAGCTTCCTAGTCTGGAAGTAATTGAGAAGCTCACGAACCACGAAAAGAACAGCCAGAACCAAGATTATCCCGAACTCGACCGTCATCTTTTATAAGAAACTTGGTAACTATCAAGGTCGTCTAAAATCTTTCTCTTTTCTTCCATACTAACGAAACCAAGTTCATCCAGGAACTTTCCAATGTTTTCTTTCTCTTTTTCAGGCGAAGCAAAGTTCTCCAGAGCCTCAAAGATATCAGCCCTCGTAACCTGGCCACGAACGCCCTTGTTTTGATTGAAGCGATTCTGGGCATCTGCCTTGATTTGGTCTAGAGACCTGATTTTAGTTTTCATTCCACAAAAAAGACCGAAACCTTTCGGCTCGGTCTTAGAGTTCTTCTCTTAAGACTTTGAGAGCTAGTTAAAGTTTAGCATTAGGGAAATGGTTTGTCAAGCCCCCATCTCATCTTTGACCATCTTGGAAATTTTCGGCATTGCTTCTATTCTCCAAACCTTTCCTCCTTTGATATATTCGACGATATGAATCTCTCCAAACTCCATTTCGGCAAGGAACTTCTTATTCAATGCCTCAATCTCAAAAAGCTCAGGCGCAAGATTCCTCAAGAGCTCCAAGAACGTCTCAGCAACAATGGTTTCCTCACTTTTCTTCTTTTTCATTTTTAGAAATATTCCTCTGGCCCCATTCCTGGCTGAACCATGTCTTGTGGACCAGTGATTCCCTCCTGTCCTTCTTCCTTAGTAATTACATTCTCGGATTCCTTGTCCAGCGGAACCCTCTTGTAAAGCTGGACGGCAATTGCCAAGGAAGTAACCCTATCATCGTAAGCTCCTTTGGCGGCATTTGCATGTCCAGCCTCGTCATATTGATAGGAAAAAAGCTCGTTAACTGTCTGCTCATCATGAATTATTATATTCTTATCTCTTATTGCCTCGGCCAAGTCAGCAATCATTAAAGGTTTTGTCTTCATGTCCGTTACCCAGCCTAACTCCGGAGTCAGCCTATCAGCCAGTTCCCCAACTCTTTCCCTCATCCAAATCGAGGGATAATACAGGTCCCTCATTGTCAAAATCGTTGCTATCCCTTGATTGTTTCTTTCTGGGGCAATCCAGGCTGTGTTGTAGAAATACCCAAGCTTTATCAGCTCCTTTGCGAAAATGTCTGGGTCAGCGTGCCCATGCCAAACAGCAACTTGTTCGAATTTTCTTCTATCTAAGACTTGGGCGCAAGCAAAATCCCCCTGGGGAACCCCTTCACAAGGGTCAGCCCCAATTACATACTGGCCTTCTGGTTCTGGCATCTTCCAAATCTTCAAATATCCCTCTATTCCTTCCTCAAAAACTGGTGGCTTAAATCCAACCAGGTTCCCAACCTTCAAAGGTCGGCAAACCATTTCCTTGTTTTCTTTGTACCACTGGAGTGCAGAAGTATTGAAAACTGGCTTCCCTGAAGAAAGAAATGCTTCTTGCCAAGTCAGAGGGTACTCCTGCTTGAAAAAATCTTCATTGGTGAACTCTTTCATCTTCTCTCTCCTCCAAGCGAGCTGCTCTTTGGTCAACCCATAACGGCTCATTAAATCTTGTTCTTCTAGGTTCATCTGCCATGAGTCTAGGACCTGTAACCTATACTCTTTATGGTCTTGCCAGCCAAAGAAATGGGGCTTGTAGTTGTTCTTCTTTTCCTGGGCATCGCACCACATCTGGTAGAAAAAATCTCCGATGCCATTGGCTGTAGTCTCGATGACAATCAGTTTTGGGTTCCCAGCCTGGGAAGCGGAAAGATAAATCTTCTCGGGGTCGGGGTACCTGGCAAATTCTGAGAAATGGACATTTGTCAAGGTTTCGCCCCGACCGAATTCCTTTGCCCCCGCCGTACCGATATAGAAAAAAGCATTATTAACCTGATTAACTATCTCTGTCCGTGAGTTGTATTTCAAAGGAACCTTCAGGCCGCTCTTATCTTCAAATGATTTCAGAAAGAACTTTACCCTATCGAAAAGTTTTTGGGTCATAGCTGCCTCATGAGAGATACAAACACTCCTTGAGTTTTCGGTCCAGAGGAAATCGCAAGTAAAAATAGCAAGAATAAGAGAAGAAACACCCTCCTGTCTAGCTTTCAAGATAATATCCCTCCCTGTAAGCTCATTAATAAGTCTTCTTTGGATGTCGTTCAAAACAAAATCCACAGTGTCGCCAACCTTATTGACGATTCTAAAGTATTTTTCTATTGCCTTCTGGTATTTACTTAAATCCAAGGTCTTCTCCTATCTTTTTTAACTCTGCTCCTATATTTATCTGCTGGATGATTTGAGGAGGAGTCCCAAACTCCTCCGGATACTTATGTTCCAGCCACCATTGGGCCGCTTTAACATCTTTGTCTTCGACGAAAGCCCTAACGACTGTTTGGGCCGCCACGATTCGGGTAAATTCTTTTGCTGATTGAATTCTGTCAGAAAACTCTGGGTCCTCCCTCAAATGGCGATAGAAAGTGTCCCTTGAAATTTTAGCATAACGACAAGCCACCTCGTCAGTCACTCCCAACCTAAAAACCGCTTCCAGTTTCCTGACGGTGTCTTCATTGATTTTTGTTGGCCTTCCACCTGGATGTTTGACAAGAGCCTGACTCATTTTTTCTTTTCTGGCATCTTAGTTGCCACTTCAATCTCGCTAACCTCAATGGTCCCCTCGGATAAATTATATATTATCCTTTGCTCTGGCTTAATCCCCACTCTTGGGCAAAAGACCGTCCTCAAATAAATCTTTATTTCCGAGTCAAGAGCTTGCCTTACCGCTTCCAAGGGGCGCAAATACTCAAGGTCCTCCTTACTTAGATTATACGTTTTCATTTATTATCACCTTCTTTCTTATCTTCTTTGCCGCCTTTTTTTTCACCGTCAGCAAAGACTCTTCCTTCTCTCTCCATATACCTCACTAACTCTATCGTCAGCGCCTCGAAATCTGCCCTGGCATCAGATACTCGCCATCCGAGCGCTTCTTGTATTGTCTCTTTGCTCATTTGACATCGCCTCCTTTCTCTGCCCTTTCTCTCGCTTTCTCATAACATTGTCTTGAATGGAAAAACCCAACGATTGGTCCTTCTCTTACTTCGAACCCTGTTTTAAGCGGTGAGTCCGGTCCAACGATTATCCCACAGCCGTTACATCTCCTGGCAACCTTGAGTTTTGGAACAAATGCTTTAAGGATTGCCATTTTCACCTCCTCTCATATTGCCCTTTCTAAAAACTTTTTTATCCTCTCAAATTCCTCATCAAAATTTACTACCTCTGTAAATCTCTTGTAAGCATTCTTACATAACTTATTATACTCCTCCTCGTCATTAGCATAAGCTTTAATCCTCAAGGCGTTTCCTTCGATGGTTTTTCCGTCCAAATCAAGGCAAGTCAACCCGTCAATCATCAGCTGTCCTGCTAACTTATCCTTATATTGACTCCTCCTAACAATTGGCGGCCTCCCGCAAGCAAACCACTGATGTATGACAAGACCCATTCCATCCCCACCAGTCTTCAAATGAAAACCGAAAGCACTCTCTTGCATCAGTCTGGCTATCGCCTCATCGCCAGTAATAACCCCTTCCCTACAGGAAGCGCCGTAACTCTCGAACTTTAATTCAGGAATGAGCCTCTCCAGCTCCAAAAACATCTTCCAATCTTCTTTGAAAAGTTCCGCTTGGCCCAAGGTATTAACGAAACTGCGAATCACTTTCTTTGGCTCTTGGAAAGTTGGCCTGTAAACACTTATATCAAACTCTTCATGATAAAAGATGGCGTTTACCCCTGATGGAATGGGAATGGGAGCGCATGCGGCCATCAGGTTTTTGACTTCACTCCAGTCAACCGCCGACAGCCAGTCGTTCCCCGCCTGACAAACCACTTTTGCTTGAGGCTGATACTTATTCCTTAATTTAGTAAAAGTGTGATAATGATGCAGGTAAGTAGGAACAATAAAATCGAATCTCATTTCTTTAAACTGCTCCAAGGTAACTGCCTTATGATTGCCATATGGAGCATACACCTCAAAATACCCCTTCTTTGCTCGCCTAACCTCATTTAAAGGCCTTGTCCCATCTTGAGGGATATAGTTCCTTCTTATCTCTAAATACTGGGCAATCGTTTCTGGATTATTCCCGTAAGGCTCGGCAATCTTCCAGTATCCTTGTTGTTGCCATTCAAGACCAATAGGTCGGTAAAGCTCCCACCCAAGCCTCCTTTCGAAAAGAAGTTGAAGGGAGTGGTAAAGCCCATCATGATGAAAATCTGCCAGCACTCTAATCATGTTTATATCATTATTTCAGACATTTAATAACTCCCGATAGATATTAACTTTTTTATTTATTCTCCCCCTGTTTAAGCTTGCCCCTATAATCAAATTCTCAATGCCCCTCTTATATTCTTTTTTAAACTCCATGAACCCCTCAATAACATCCGAGGCAATCGTCCAAAAAGCAACCCTTGTTTCCATCTCTCTTTTGGCCACCTCATCAGAAACATCGGGAATGACTCCAGAAAGGTAGCTACCCCAGCCTGATGACAAGGAACCAGCATGAATCCATTTCATTGGTTCGCCTCGCCAATTCATTTCTTTGTTTTCTTTATTCTCTGCTTCATATGGGTCGGCGTGATGCTGAGGAACATCCAAAAATCTCAATCCCAAAGCCCGCAATTGAATACAGGCCCAAACAAAAGTGTCCCCATGACTGGTAAACTTGAAAGTGTGGTCTAACTTTTGGCAATACTCTCCTGACCGCCAAGTATGACTTCCGAAGTCTAAATCGGTTCTCAATAGGTCCTTACGCTTACAGAAGAAGAAATTCGGCCAGTAGTTCGGCCCTTTATCTTCATAGTTATCATGGCTACTATAATTCAATCCATATTTATTTCTTATTGCCTCGGCTACCTCCTGGTCGCAAGAAAACCTAGGAGAACCGACGGCATCAACCAATCCAGCTTCGATTTTCCGAAAGCACTCATCAACGGCTCCAGGTGTGAAGATGTAGCCGTCCTCTTCCAGAAGCATCACCAGGTCCTCTTTAGAAAGTAAGGTCATTTCAGTGATTGGCACCCCGCTACCGATGCCTTGCGGATGGTAAATTAGGTGGATTTTGGGGTCTTTGACTACTCTTGAACAAAACTCAGCCACTACCTCTTTAGGGACTTGGGCATGATTATTGTAATTGACATAGAAGGCATCAACCTCGTCATACCAACGCTCCTGAAAAAGCCTGATGGCAAGCAAAGCAATAAAAGGGTCGCCTGCGGCTGATAAGAAACAGGCTCTACTCATAGACTAACCTCTCCTTTCAGCAACTTATAAGCCCCCATATCCTCATGATACTTCTGCATCAAGACCAAGCCCCTCGGCGTTCGAAAACAGACAGTAAACAACT